AGCTTAAAATATACGCTGCTCTTTTTTGTTTGGAGTACAAAATAAAACCTGCTGATATCGATATAGAACTTCGTTTGTATCAAAACAATGAAATTCTGTACGATGAACCGACAGCGGAAGACATCGTTCCGATTATGGACAAAATCATCACTTTTGACAAGGTGATTCGAAAAATCAAAGAACAGGAGGGTTAAACCATGAATTCCTTTGTGGAGGAAATGCTGATGCACTACGGAATGCCGAGACGTTCCGGTCGTTATCCCTGGGGTTCTGGAGATAACCCTTACCAGCATAGCGGGGATTTTCTGTCGCGAGTGGAAGAGATGAAGAAATCCGGATTCACTTTCACAGATAAAGACGGGAAAACCTACACCGGTGAAGTAGCCATAGCCAAATCTATGGGCCTGAGCACAACGCAGTTCAGGACACAGATGAGCTTGGCGAAAGATGAAAGAAGATCCGCTGACGTTTCGACTGCTAAGGCGCTTCGGGAAAAAGGTTACAGTCTGAACGAAATCGCGGAGAAGATGGGATTCGCTAATGATTCTTCCGTCCGATCTCTACTCAACGAATCATCCGAAGCCCGAATGAACCAGGCTAAA